TCGATGACGTAGGCGCGGTCCGAAGGGCGGAGGCGGACATTGTAGAGGTAGATCAAATCGTCGTCGTGGTAGGCGTCAGCCGTGCGCCAAGCGTCGTCGAAGCGGGCGTACGGGGTGGCTTGGGTGATATCGAGGACGGTGCGCATGATCTCGGCTCCTTATTCGACAGGCGACCAGCCGACAACGGTGGGGGCGTGGGGAAGATGGTCCAGGTTGCTCGTGCGAAGCGGGACACCGATCGAGGAGACCAGCTGGCCATTCCCGAGGCCCGTGCGCCGATAGGGATGCGTGGTCTTGTACGGCCGCTTGGCGAGGGCATCCGTAAGCCAGAGGTAAACCGGAACTTCGCGCAGGTTCGGAAGGGTGCTGAGAGGGTTCATCGAAGTTCTCCTCGGTCCGGGGTAGGACCGTGAGTTGGTTATATGTCGGATGGGTGTATGTGTCAACAGCATATTTGAATTATTTTCGGGCTGTGTTAGCGTATAAGGTCGATTGGAGAGACAAGCTATGTGGGGACAGACGAGGCGGGAATTGCAACGTGTGATCAATCATGCGGATGATTACGGAGTCAGAGTTATTTACGATGAAGGACTTATCCAGTTTTTGGGCCACGATGACCGGCCGATCTGGGTCGCGGATGATCTGGATGAGGCGAGACGTTTTCTCGGGTTATGCGACGCTCATCCGGGGACGGTGACTCGTCGTGTGAAGGGGCAGGACAAGGCCTTTTTCGAGGGGCTGTTTGCTAAAGTGACACTTTAAGAACCGGAGCTAAGTGAAGTCGCAAATGCTGCAACGAGATGCTGCAACGGCCAAAATGGCGTTGCGGCATTTTCCGAGGGTTGCATCAGCGTTGCGTTAGTGCGATGGGTTTGCTGTTAGCCGCAAGCGGCTGATACGGCGGTGAGATTAGGATGAATTGCAGGATTGCAGCAAATGTTGGACTACAGGGCGCAAGGCATAGGATATAAATGTCACACTCCCTGTATGTTGCAGTGCAGCATGAGGGAAGAGATGTGATTTGGGTGGCTACATAAGGGGAAACCGAATGCTGCAACGATCATAATTTCCGTTTGGCATACCCTCGGATTGGCCCGATCAGGGTGCGTCGTCATCCCGCCGAAGAAGCTGGTTCATGCGCCGGACCAGGCTGGCCATCTCCTGGTTCAGGCCGGCGTCTCGCATGTCAGCCATTCCGCTCGGTAGGGCACGCATCATAGGATCAGGGATCATAGGATCAGGGATCATAGGATCAGGGATCATAGGGCGATCCTCGCCACACAGCCAGCCGCCGGCTGCAGGCATGGCCCGTGCGGTATCGGTTAAAGGTTTAGGTTTCGGCATTCACCGTCTCTCGGGTATCGTCCCAGCCTGTGGAGATATACCTGGCTCAGTGGGCCTGATAACTGATAGGCCAGCTATGCCTGGTTTGGTATAGCTGCCCGCCCTCCCGCTCCTTGCGAGTGTAGCCATCCCAATCAGATATGTCAACTAACTCTTGAGAGTTAGTTGACATATCATCACATATGCTGTATGCTACCAGGGGTGGGGAGGGGCTACCGATATCACATCAGATATGCTAATGTATTAGCATCATCTGATGTGATATATCTGTGGATAACTTGACATATATCTGTGGATAAGATGGCAATTTGGTATAACCCCCCTTGCATCAACATTTTTTGTTGACGCCAACAAACTCAGGCAATGAAATGCAATTTTGATATAAATAATCATATCGAAAGTAATTAAACATCTCACGTGCACACGAGGACACCCGCACAAGGCCGGCTTGACACCCCCCGATCTCCTGCTAGGCTCAGCCAGTTCGAAACGGGACAGGCCGATGGCTGAGCACAAGCCGCCTCAAGGTTCCACCGGCGACAAGCCGGTCCCGACCCATGCCGCACCCCCAAGCCCCCAACGCTCAGAAACCCAGTCCCAGCAAACGCGCCGGCCTGATCAACCCCCGGCCCAGACCCGAAGCGCACAACCCAGCGATAGCCAGAAGTCTCAGATCCGGGACTACTTCCGCAGCCAGGGCAAACAGCCCGAGGACGTGATCTGGGAGATGCAGGGCCTCCAGCTCCGGCTGAAAGACCTCGAATGACCTCCTTTGCCGACCGCACGCCAACCTTCGATGACGATGGGGTGCTGCAAGCTCCGTGGGAGCGGGCAAACCGCCCGCCCGAGCACCTGTCGGCCTCCGACGAGGACCACGACAACCCCTCGCTGGACCATGCCCGATCGTCCGGTCCGAAGGCACCCTTCGACGTCCTGACGCCCAAGGGCTTCCGGCCGTTCTTCCCACCCGAGCCGGATCCCGAGGCCTGCGTCTCGTCTGAGAGCCCTCTGGCCGACAACCCGTTCAATCCGAAGGGTCAGCCGTCCCTCTCCCTGCCGCAGCAGGCGACCCCGCTCACCTCCGATCAGGGCGTCCTCAGCCTGGACGACATGGCTGACAACCAGCGGGCGCTCGACATCGCGGCCACCCAGGACGGCCTCGCCCCGGACGACCCTCGCAATCCGAGGGGAACTCCCGATTACATCGTCGAAGGCGCCACCGATCCGGACGCCCCCCTGACGCTCGTCAGCCTCAACCCCACCACGACCCCGGTCAGCAACGACCCGGTCACTCTGACCCTCCAGGGTGCGGGCTTTCCGCCCGACGCCGCGGTCACCGTCGACGGTGCCCCGGCCACCTCGACCGCAGTTGCCAGCCCGAACCGCTTGACCACGACCTTCGTCCCCGATACCGCCGGGACCAAGCAGATCGCCGTCAACGGTTCCGCGCCGCTGCCGTTCGAGGTCACCCCGGAGGGGATTGACGCTCGCTCGAACTCCAAAACCGGGATCACCCGCCCCCATGGTCGCTGACACCACACCCGGTCCGCCGTTCACCTACGCCGAGCCGACAACGATCACGCCGCATTTCGACAACCCGCAGAACCCGCGCGGCGTCCCCTCGAACCTCTGCGACGGCGCGGCAGACGCCCAGGCCACCAACAGTCAGAAGGTTCAGAATCCGACCCCGCAGCGGCAGCCGCAGGCCGCCAACGTCTATCCGGATCTCAGCACCAACCTGGAGCGCGTCTCGGCCGGCCAGAACCGCAAGCCGCCCGGCGAGATCGTGCCCTGATCCTAGTCGCCGAGCTCACCTCCGCTCCCGATCAGCAGCGTTACCACCGCCACCACGAGCGCAATGCTCGTGCACCAGACGCCGAACACCTGCCAAAGTGACAGCCCAGCCAACAGCGCAGCCGTCACGCTCACCACAGCTGCGACGCCGCTCAGAATCAGTAAACCCAATCGACTGCTCCGCCCGCCAGTGCTATCCCTACCACGGGCTTGGCGAGTGCCCTCCAATCGTTTGCCATGCCAAGTGGCGGCCCGGAGGGATTGCCAGCCCCATCCGGGCCGTCGCGCGCGAGGTGCCTATGCGTCGACCTGGTCAGTCCAAAGAACTCGACATCGAGTACCTGCCGCCCGATCTCGCTCCCATCCCGTATGGGGCTGGCGCCGACGATGACGAAGCCATCCGCACCAGCCTGTACGCCAATTTCGGCAATGTCGGCTTAGCTGCTCGTCAGCTGGGCTGCCTCCCCGGCGCTCTCGCTCGTCGGATCGAACTTCTCCCCTCCCTGAAAGCTGACCGCGACGCCGCCCGCCGGATGATCGTCGACCAGGCCGAAGCCGTCATCATCGAGCAGCTCCTCGATGCCGATCAGCCTGACCGGCGCGACGAGAGCGCCCGCTTCGTCCTGACGTCCTTGGGCAAGACCGTGGGCTGGGGGGCGCAGGCGACGTCCGCGGCCGCCGGCTTCTCGCTGTCGGACGGGTCTGGTAAGCAGCTGACGGTCAAATGGATGACTGACTCCGAGTAGGGGGTGCCCATGCTCGTGTTGACCCCTGCGACCCGGGCCGCCGTCCAAGGCTTAGCCGAGCGAGCTCATCTCGAGCCGTATAGCCAGGTCCATACCCGCCGGCTCTTTCACCAACCCCTGCCCGAACGCGTCCTGATCGTCCCGCATGGCCACCGGGTTACTCTGACCGTGGGGGCCTTCCAGCCCGGCTGGCTCTGCCGGCGGCTCGAGGTCACCGGGCCGGATGTCTGGCCAACAGTCCCGGATGTGTGTCATCTGATGGCGATGTCGCGGTTCAACAGCCCCCTGGAGCAGTGCCTGACGTGGTATGCCGGCTCCCCTGCCCGTCGGACGGTCAACGTCCTCGAGCCCGTCCTGGGTGACTGGTCGCCGTTGAGGTCCTCATGACCGACCCCTCTGTCATCACGCTCCGATATCGGCCGCGGGCGCATTTCCGGCCGTTTCACGACAGCGGCAAGCGATGGCGTTATGTCGTGGCCCATCGCCGGGCCGGTAAATCCGTGTCCTTCATCAACGAGCTGATTAAACGGGCGCTGATGAATCCGCGCGAGGTGCCGGTGCCGCGCTATGCGTATATTGGACCGACGTTCGCACAAGCCAAGGATTTGGTCTGGTCGTATCTCAAGCAATATACACAAGATTTGCCCGGTGTGTCATTCTCGGAAAGCGAATTGACGTGTAAGCTTCCGAATAGAGCTTTGATTACGCTCTATGGTGGTGGGCAGGCTTACAATCGTATTCGCGGGCTCTATTTGGATGGAGCTTGTCTCGATGAGTTCCCGCTTATCAACCCAGAGGCTCTTAACTCAGTTATTCGTCCGGCGCTGGCCGACTACCAGGGTTTTGGAATTGTGGCAGGCACACCCGCTGGGCGCGACCATTTTTTTGACCTTAAAGTTCAAGCGGAAAGTAACCCCGACCTTTGGGACGTCTTCAACATCCCGGTCACTCAGACCGACGCGCTGGACCCGGATGAGCTGGCGGAGATGCAGCGGCAGCTGACGCCGCACCAGTTCGAACGGGAGATGATGTGTTCGTTCGAAGCACCGGTCGAAAATTCCTACTACGGCGATCTCATGGTCCAGGCCCGTATGGATGGCCGTCTCGCCCGCGTCCCCTACGATCCCCGCGCCAAGGTCATTACCGCCTGGGATCTGGGGATGAAAGATCTGACAACGATCTGGTTTGCTCAGAAGATCGGTCAGGAGATCCGTTTTATTGATTTCTACCAGAATAGTGGCAAGGGTCTCGATCACTATGCTCGGATCTTGCAGGAGAAGGGCTATCTGTATGGCTTCCACCTGCTGCCCCACGATATCAAAATCCGCGAGCTGGGCACCGGACGAAGTCGATTTGAGACCCTCCTGTCGCTCGGTCTAGAGCCCATGGTCGTCCCCGATCACTCTATTGCCGACGGAATTTCCGGCGTCCGATCCGTCATTCCGATCAGCTGGTTCGACGAGGCTAAGTGCGAGCTTGGGATTGACGCCCTTCGATCGTATCACGTCCAGACCGCGCCGACCGGCATGACCGTTCGCGATGCTCCGGCGCACACCTGGGCCAGTCATGCGGCTGACGCGATGCGCTATTTCGCCATGGGTCTGCATCTGACCACTGCCTGGGCGCCCGGCGCGCTCCGCCGCAATGTCAAAGGGATTGTTTGATGGATGAGCAGTGGACTGAGTATCGACGATCGCAGCGGGCGCAGATGCGGCCTTACGTTTTTGGCGAAGATCTGACCGGGGTGTCGATCTCGCCGGAAGACATCAAGGCGGGGTCGCCCACCATGGGCGATATGATCGCTCGCAATCCCGCCAATCCCAAGGACCGGTGGCTGGTCAATGCGGCCTATTTCAAAGCCAACTTCGAGTCTGACTGATGTCGACGAGCGGTCTGATTATTGTCGTCATTCTGGTCCTGCTGCTCGTCGGGGTCGCTCCCTGGCACAGCCATAGCGCGGCCTGGGGCTACGGTCCGTCCGGGCTCGTCGGCGTGCTCCTCGTGATTTTTCTCATCCTGCTGCTGACCGGACGACTGTAATGGCCAACCCAGGACGTACCCGCCCCGCCAGCCTCGGTCCGATCGATCCGGACGAGCCGCCGATCCCGCAGCTGTTTCCGAAGCTGCAGCGGGAGCTGGACACGTCGGGCCTCGATAGCGACGAAGATACTGATTATGTCGCGGCTGTCCGGGCCATCATCGAGGATGCACGGGATTACAACGAGAATTACCTTGCCCCGGCACGAGAGTACGCGACCGCGCTCTACAACGGCGAGATCCCCAGCAGTGCCGACGAGGGCCGCTCCTCGATCGTCCTGACCGAGGTCCGCGACCTCGTTCTGGCAATGATGCCGTCACTGGTTCGCTTGTTCACGGCGCAGGAGCATCCGGTCCACTTCCTGCCGCGGACCGAGGAAGATAGTCCGATGGCCGAGGAGGCGCAGGACTACGTGTCCTACGTCTGGACCTACGACAATCCCGGCTTTCTGAATTTGAATGCGATCCTCAAGGACGCCCTCATCAAGCGCACCGGCATTGCCAAGTGGTGGACGGAGCGTGAAGCGGAGGTCGTCGAGCAGACTTACACCAATCTGACCCTCGAGCAGCGTCAGTATGTCATTGCCCAGCCGCGCGTTCAGGTGGTCGAAGAGACCCGTAACGACAGCCCTAAGATCGAGGGCGCGGCGCCAGGACAGCCGACCGTGGGGCCTCCCGGGCCCATGGAGGCGGTGGGGGAGCCCGGCCCGCCCACCGGGCCGGGCGGCCCTCCCAAGGGCATGGGCAAGGTCATCGAGCCGCGCTTCAACATCACCGTGCGCCGGTTCAAACTGACCCCGAAGCACAAGGTCATGGCCGTCCCTCCCGATGAGTTCCGAATCAGTCGGGAAGCTCGCGAGGTGTCGACCGCCGCTTGCGTCGGTCACGAGCGGCTGGTGCCGCTCTCACAGCTGATTGAAATGGGCTATCCGCCCGGCGACATCGCCGACGAGTATGCCGGCTCCGGACCGAGCTATTCGACCGCTGAACAGGAGGCGCGCAGTCCCGGCGGCATGGGCCTGATGCTCAGCAATGCCCGCGATGCGTCCCAGGGCGACCCCCTGATCTGGTTTGGTGAGTGGTTCATCCGCATCGACAAGGACGGCGACGGCGTCCCCGAGCTGCGCCGCATTTGCACGATGGGCGATGGCGACACCATCGTCACCGACGAGCCGGCGCGGCGAGCCAAGTTCGCCCTCTTTTGTCCCGATCCGGAGCCGCATACCGCCATCGGTCATTCGATTGGCGAGCAGGTTGAAGACCTCCAAAACATCAAGACGAACATTTTACGCAACTATCTCGATGGGCTGGCTTCGACGATCTTTCCGCGCCTGGTGGTCGTCGACACCATGGTCAACATGGACGACGTCCGCAGCAACGAAATCGGCGCGCTGATCCGGGCTAAGCAAGGCGATGCGGTGATTCCGTTGAACACGCCGCCGCCGCCGCAGTCGATTCAAGCGACGCTCGAGTACCTCGATTTGATCGGCATGCGCCGGACGGGCGTGACCGAACAGTCGAAGGGATTGGACCCGAAAGCCTTGCAATCGACCTCGACGCCGGGCGTGCAGATGCTCGTCACCGGGGCGCAGGAGCGGATCGAGCTGGTGGCCCGCACGCTGGCCGAGACCGGCTTCCGCGATATGTTCAAGGGTCTACTTCAGGAAATCGTCGAAAATCCGATCCCCGAGCGCATGATTCGGCTGCGTGGCAAGTGGACCAAAGTCAGCCCTGATCAATACGACGCGACCATGGATGTCGAGGTGAATCCCGCGATCGGCCGGGGCTCTGATCAGGACCGGCTGCAGACCTACGCCCAGATTCTGGCCGTTCAGGAGAAGATCATCACGGCTCAGGGCGTCGACAACCCGATGTGCGGACCGATGGAGTTCCGTAATACGCTGACCGACATCATGGCCATTGCCGGACTCAAGAACGTGTCCCGGTACTTTAAGCCGATCGATCCTGAGCAGCTGAAAGAGGCCCTCAAACAGCAGAGCGAGAAGCCGAACGCCGAGATGGTCTTCGCCCAGGCCGAGGCCGATAAGGTCCGGGCCCAGGTGGTCAAGACGCTGACCGACGCGCGGGTGAAGACTATCGAAATGGGTTTGAAAGACGACCGCGAGCGGGACAAGCTCGATGCCGAAATCGGCATCAAGGGGGCCGAGATCCAGACCAAAGGCGCCGAGCTCGACCAGGCGGCGATTCAGATGGCGATCGACGCCACCCGGCCGGAAGAGGCCAAGGCGTCGGCCGACGAGATCCCCAAACCGCCCATGGAGCCCTTTGGAGGCCCTCCACAGCCCCTCCAGCCGCCGGAGGGTGTCCCGGTGCCCCGACAGGCCCCACCGGCCCCACCGGCCTCCCCAGGGGCCTTGCCGCCGCAGTTGAACCTGCCGGCTAACTTCGGGCGGCGCTGATGACCACCCCGATCGACATGCTGCAGCGCGATGAGCGGGCCGCCGAGGCCAAGGCGCTGCTTGATAATCCGCTGCTGCAGGAGATCTACAGCAAGCTGGAGACCGACGCCTTCGAGGCGCTGGTGCACGCCGAGCCGGGCTCGCCGGCTGCCACCGCCTGCCATCTCCGGATCATGGCGCTGCGGGCGATCCAGGCCGACCTCGTCCGCCTCGTTGAAGACCCCAAGATGCTGCGCGCCGCGAGCGAGCGCCGGCGTCGTTTTTCTCAATAGGTGATTCATGGCTGAAACCGATCTCGCCGACCATTTCGAAGACGTCCTCGACCGCGAGGAAGGCAAGCCGCCCGCACAGCGCCGGGCGATGGCCGACCCGGATGAAAGCGTCGCGCAGGAAGATCTCTTCCCGCAGCGGGGGATAGAGGGCGACCCTAACGAGGGGGATGACGACGATCCGCGGCGTCAGGCTGTTGACGACGAGGACGAGGACGACGATGATCGTCCGCCTAAACCGGACGAAGAGGACGACGACGAAGACGCGGCCGAGCTAGACCTGAACCAGGTCGTGCGGGTGACAGTGGACGGACAACCGGCTGAGGTATCGCTCCAAGAAGCGTTACAGGGCTATGTCCGCACCGAGACTTTCCACCGCCGATTGAATCAGCTTCAGCAGGTCGCGCAGCATATCGAACAGGAACGGGCCGTCCTCGCACGAGACCGCGGGTACTACTCGGAACTGATCCCTGCGCTACAGCAGCAGCTCGCCTCACTGCAGCCACAGGAACCCGACTGGGACAAGCTTTACGACGAAAACCCCGTCGAAGCCGCCAAGTTGGAACGCCAGTGGCGCACCTACCGAGAGAGGCTGGGCCAGATGCACTTCGAGCACCGCAAGGTGCAGGAGGAACAAGCGCAGGAGCGGCAGCGGCAAGAGGCGATTTTCGAGGATACGGAACGACGTAAGTTGGCTTCGTGGGTCCCTGAGTGGGCCGACAACAAGCGTTGGGACCGGGACCGGAAATCGATGATCCGCACCGCCATGGCATACGGCTTCTCGGAGCAGGAACTGGGTGGTCTTCGTGACGCGCGACAAACCCTAGTTCTGAGAGATGCCACCAAATGGCGGGAGCTGATGGCTAACAAGCCGAAACCCGTCCGACAGCAAGGATCACTGAGGCCGGGAGCTATCTCGTCACGAGCCGCTCCCAATGGTCACGCCCGAGCTGAGCGCCGTCTCCAACGCACAGGCAGCGTCCGTGACGCGGCACGTGCATTTGAAGTGGATCTCGACCGAGAGGGTTGACCATGGCTAAAGTAGCCAATGCTTTTACGACATATCAGGCAACTGGTAATCGCGAAGATCTGAGCGATCGCATCTATAATATTGACCCCTTTGACACGCCTGGGGTCAGTATGATTGGTCGCCGGAACGTCAAGAACCGGACGTTCGACTGGCAGACCGAGAATATGCCGGTCGTCGACGCCAACAATGCTCAGGAGGAAGGGTTCGAACTGGTCCGTTCGCCCGGGGTCCCGGTCGTGCGGCAGACTAATCTGACTCAGATCTCGAAGCGTGATGCGACTGTGTCGGCCTCGCAGGAGGCCTCCGACGCGGCCGGCAAGAACTCCGAGATGGCCCACCAGATGGCCATCAAATCGAAGGCGCTGAAGAGCGACGTCGAGGTGATCGCCTTCTCGCGCCAGGCCAAGTCCTCGGACGATAGCACCACTGGCATTCGCAAAACCGAGAGCATCCCGCACCAGATCGCGCGGACGGCTGATAAGGCCGGGGCCAAGGGCACCCATGTCTTCGGCACGACGACGGGCTTGCCGGTCGCTTCGACTGATGTGTGGGCCGACCCGGCTGATGTGCCGTTCACCGAGCTGATGCTCGGCGATGCCATGGCCAAGGCCTATGCCGACGGCGCTGAACCGACTCGGCTGATCCTGCCCTACAACTTGAAGCGCAGTTTGGTGCACTTTAAGGGGCGGGAATCGACTCAGGTGATGGTCGGTAAGACCGAGGTGGTGGCGACGGTCGACATCATTGCGACCGATGGCGGCCGGGTGACAGCGATGCCGTCCCGCTGGTTGCCGGTCGATATGGGGCTGCTGCTCGACCCGGAATATGCTCGTCTCGCGTTTTTCCGCAACTTTCGACAGTACCCGATCGCCAAAATCGGCGATGCCGAGACACGGATGATTATCGTCGAGTGGGGCACCCAGGTCGATTCCGGGCTCGCCCATATCATCTTCAACGGCATCATCCCGATCACAGCTCCGGCTCTGATGTCGGCGCAGGCGCAAGGTGGTCTCTCAGTGGAGGATCAGCGTCGGTTGGATCAGGCTGTGCCGCCGGCTCAACTCGAGCGGGAGAAGCCCAAAGAGCCCATCGCACGCGGAAAGTAAGGGCCGTGCCGGAGCGAAAGTTCGTCTATCAGGACGAGACCGGCATGCGCCGGACCCTCGTCTGGGACGAGGCTGAGCCCGATAAGTTCGGGGTGTTCGCGGAAGTGGACATCTCGGGCCTGGCGGCGCTCAACCGCGCTCAGGGCGAGCACGAGAGGGCGTGCGACCGGATGACGACCCTGGCGCGCGTCCCCTTCACCCTCTGGGAGGAGGCGTACAACGCTGACTGGAATGAGCAGCAGTGGACTCGCTTCCTGAACGACCCGGATTTCAAAGACTGCCGCGTCTGGCAAGGGCGCGTGTGAGCTCGGGAGAGCACTGATGGGCGGCGCAGGCAATTCCGGGCAAGAGCCCGGCAGTCAGGTGGCAGTCAGCGGTGGTGGCAACGCCCCGCTGCCGGGGTGGGGCAGCAGCGACGTGCCGGGTAGCGGGAGCGGGACCAATACCGGTGTACCGGGGGCGGACACCGGGTTGGTGAGGTCGCCGTATGAGGACATCACGGCGAGTACCGGCAGCGGTCCTGCAACGGGGCTGTTGGCTGGTAATCCTATGGGTCAATCCTCGACCAGTCTGCTGACCTATGCCGGGCAGGGGAACGCGACGGGCTTTAATCAGACGACGCCGTACCCTGATGCGCCGACGAACAAGGGAGCTCCCACCGGGACTCCTGATAAGAATGATCCGAATTGGAAAGATCCGACCACGATCGTTGCCGCACCGCCGCAACCCATTCCGGAGCCGACACCTGCACCTCTGCCGCCGCCGCCTCCGGCTGATCCATGGGCCGGCCGAGTGCAGATCTTTGGTCCGGGCGCGGAGGGCTTTGCGTCCGATACCTCGGCCCAATGGCTGGCGCGCTGGCCCAGTCAGGCGCAGGCTCAGCAAAAGCCGGGCACGGATAATTGGTATCTGCCGGTTGGTGTGTCGAGGTAAGCCATGGCCGCGGTCTTCCTGGAGGCCTTCTTCGAGACCCTCAAGACTTGGGTCGATGATTTCGACGTCACCGATCCGATGCTAACGTCGTGGATCGCCATGGCGGAGGAGCGGTTCAACAACGAGCTCCGCATCAACGAGATGGTGGTCACCCGGCGGGTGCAGCTGGAGGACCAGTGCGTCCCCCTGCCCGAGGACTTCCTCGAGATGGTGACCTGCCGCTACATCGGGAGCGGCTTGCCGTTACGACATGTCCCAGCCGACGAGTATTACCGGGTCCGGAGCGCGACGGAGTTCTACCTCTCCGGCCCACAGACGACGGCGATCACCTATCTGGATCCGACGACGGGCGCGCCGGTCGGGCCCCTGCCGCGGCAGCCGGCCTTTGTCGACTACCCTGGCCGGAGCGGACCGAAGCTGCCCTTGGCGCGCAATGTCTACACCACCGTGGGGTTGACGCTGCACGTGCATCCAACCGTGGTGACGCCGGACATCGACACCGATCCGACTGAGATCGAGCTGATCTACTACGCCACCGTGCCGCCGCTCGCTGAAGCGGAGGAGCCGACGCTGATATTTAGGCGGGCGCCTAAACTGTACTTATTCGGCTCGCTGGCCGGTTCGGCGGCGTTCTTTGTCGAGGATCAGCGGTCGCAAGTCTGGGACGGCAATACCACGGGCTTGATCCAAGGCATGAACATCGCGGCGCGGCAGAGTGCGATGATTTCCTCGCCGCCGGTCATGCAGATCAGGAGCTTCGGCTAGCTATGAGCTTCACCTACGGCAGTCACAAATACTCGGAGCACCGCTACTCCTGGCTGCCGTCGTGGCTGCGCAAGGTGTGCGAGGCGGGCAGTTGGGTGGCCCAGGCATGTCGCCTGGATGTACGGCGCGACCAGGATGTGCCGGGGAACCAAGATCATGCCGACACCAGTCACACCCAACCTGAACCTCGCAAAACCCGAGGTAAATGGCGTTGAGACCGAAAATACCTGGGGTTTTGACGTCAATGACAACTTCGACAAGATCGACGCCTTCCTCGGGAATTTAGCCACCGGCGAAGACGCGCCGATCGACGGCGTCCTCTATGGCCGGCAGGACAAGGCCTGGGTGCCTGCAGCCACTGCCGATCACAGTCACGATACGTCGGAGATCGTCGGCTTCGACGAGGATATCGACGACCGGGTCGCCGGGCTCCTGGTCGCCGGTACCAACATCACCCTCAACTACGACGATGACGCGGGTGAGCTGCTGATCAGCGCCATTGCCGGCGGCGGTAGCGGCGTCGCGTCGGGTGATTGGGGTGATGTCGTCGTCAGCGCCGCCGGGACGGTCTGGACCATCGATCAGGAGGCGGTGACCTTCGTCAAGATGCAGACCATGGCCTCCGGCTACATGCTGGGGCGGTTCACGACCGGTCAGGGCATCATCGAGCAGCTGTCGCTGAACCAGGTCAGGGACGCCATCGGGGCGGCGTCTGGGGCACACACTCACCCGATCTCCGACATCGTTGGCTTGCAGCCGGCGCTTGATGGCAAGGTCAGCCGAACCGGCGACACGATGACCGGACCCTTGGTCGTCCCTGGTGCAACAGTGACGGCCAATGACCTTGCCATTCGTACCGCCGGCTCAGCCTCCCTCGTTCTGGATAAGAAGCAATCGGGGCAGGTAAATGGCATCTATGGCCGGCAGAACGCGGTCCCGCGCTGGGTGCTGCGGCCGGGCAATGACTTGGCCGAGGGCGGCGGCAACGCCGGCTCGAACTTCGACCTCTTGAGGTATGCCGACAACGGCACGCTTCTCGGACGGGCTTTTGAAATTCGGCGCAATGACGGGTCGATGACCATCGACGGGGCGGTCACCGCGCCGGCTTTTACTCCCAGTTTGGGGATGCTTACCCTAGGGGGGTATGGCGGAGCGGGCGTCAACGCTGGAATTCTCTATTTCGGCAATACGGGCACCAAATACCTGCATTTTGACGGGTCTGGCTTCAATTTTAACGGGTCGCGTCTGATCGCGAACACGGACGTCACGGCCTATCATGGGGCAGGGACCGACGGCGCGATCTACCTCAACAAGGCCGAGACGGCTTTTCTGAAGTACGAGGCCGGCGCCTACAGCCTGGTCGGCGGCAATCTGAATGCCGCGGGCATCACCTGCACCAGCCTGAACCTGAGCGGTGGTCCGTTCACCGGCGTCGGCGCCATTACCTGCACCAGCTTGGACGCCGGCACAGGGGCGATCAAAGGCGGCCCGGTCACCTGTTCGAGCTTGAACCTGACCGGACCATTTACCTGCACCGCGTTGACCTGCACGACGATCGCGGCGACGGGGGCGATCACCTCGAAGACCACGGCGACGTCCGGTTCGGTTCAGTTTGGCGCGAGCGGAGCGAGCCTGGCTTACAGTGGTGGGGCTTACAGCCTTACGGGCGGGCACTTCACCGCCAGCAATCAGATTAATGCGCTTGGGAGCATCAGTGCGGCCGGGTATCGGTGCCGGCCCGGCTACAACGGCGCGCTCAAACCCAACGTCTTCAATTTCGATTGGGACGGGCAGCTCAGGGCTTGGATGGATGATGCGTACATCGGGACGGTGTACACGACGGCTCTGCTCGAGAAGGATCTCCAGCCTTTAAAGGACGAGATTGCCGATCTGCGGGCCCGGCTCGAGCGGCTGGAAGCGCGCTGATGGGCTTCCGCTTTGGCCAGGACCGCTACTCCGAACACCGCTATTCGTGGCTGACCGAATGGGTAGGCAAGCGCTGTGAGCCCAAGGGCTGGGTGGTGCCACTGCCGTGCCCGCCGATCCCCTTAGAGGAACCGCTCAATGGCAGCGACAACGCCGGTGCTGGGGCTCGCCAAGCCCGACATCAATGGTCCAGAAACCAACAACGTCTGGGGCTTCGACCTTAACGACAACTTCGACAAGATCGATGAGGCCACCGGCGTTCTGATCGATCGGGTTGAAGTCATCGAGATCAGTGGGGGCCCGCCCGGTCCTCAAGGGCCGCCAGGTGTTCCGGGTCCGACCGGGCTGCAGGGTCCGGAGGGTCCTATCGGCGCGCCTGGTCCGCCTGGGCCGGCGAGCACCGTGCCGGGCCCTCAGGGGCCGGCAGGGCCTATAGGAGCTCCTGGTCCGAGCGGCAGTGTGACGACGATCTCCGACACACCCCCAGCTAATCCGAACCAAGGGCAAACCTGGTGGGAGAGCGACACTGGTGATTACTTCATAAATTTTGACGACGGCTCATCGAAACAGTGGGTGCGTGTGAATCATGGGCCGCAGGGCTTGCCGGGTCCGGCAGGGCCGGCAGGGCCTGCTGGCACACCTGGAATCAGTGGGCCGAGTACCCCCGCGTCTCCGACGGCGCCCGGCACAGCTGGGACAATCGTGTGGGATGCTGGCTGGATTTACGTTTGTACGGCGACCAATACGTGGAAACGCGCCCGGCTGGAGCCGCTGTGGCCGACAGCTTATGTCGCGGGACAGTGGTATGTCACCGCCGGGATTTCTTCGATTTCGGCGGGTGGTGCTCCGGGCGCCGGGTCGATCCGGCTCTATCCTGGCTTCATCGAAGATACCATTACCCTCAATGCGCTGGGGGTCAGGGTCAACACGCTGTCCGCAGGTGGGAATGTCCAACTGGCGGTCTATGCGAATGATCCTCTTCTGAATAAGGCGACAGGCCTGGCTCTAGCGTCGACGGCATCGATTTCAACGGCTGCGACAGGAGCCTTCAATGCTGCCGTGAATGTTCAGCTCAAACGCGGCCTGCATTGGTTTGCGTCGAATTGTGATAACGGGGTCGCCAGCTTCGAGTCGATCGGCGCCAATGCCGGCGAGTTCGCCGCGATCATGGGGTCGACAAATCAGGCTGCAGCGCTGGGTGGGGGCAGTGCCATCCTGATCGGTAAGACAGTGGCCCAGGCCTTCGGCACGTGGCCGGACCTGACATCTGCGACCTTCGCTGATCTGTCGACATCGGCCCTTCCGATCATTCAGTTCAAGGGGGCGAGCGTCCCATAATGGCTTACGATTTCCCCAGCAATCCGGCGAATGGCCAGACCTATAACGGCTATGTCTGGAACGGTTACGCCTGGGTGCCGCCTGTGGCGGCTGTCAGCGGCAGTGTGACGACGATCGCCGATACACCCCCCGCCAACCCGGCGCAGGGGCAAACCTGGTGGGAGAGCGATACCGGCGGCCATTTCATCAACTACGATGACGGCACGTCACAACAATGGGTGCAGCTCAACGAGTCGATTGGGCCGGCGCTGGCGGGAATGGTGCCGACGACGCGACAGATCCTCGGAGCCTCGTTGGCGACGGGCGGTGGGGATCTCTCGGCTAATCGCACGATCACGGTTGCTGAGACGTCTCAGGCTGAGGCTCAAGCCGGCACGGGCGCGAATGGCGCCATGACGGCGCGCCGCTTCACGGACGCGCTCCGCATTATTTATCCCGACATCACCCCGTGGCAGTATGGGGCGACGGGGAGCGATCCCATCGCGGATATGGCGGCGGTGACGGCCGCCTTTCAGGATGCAGTCGCCCTCAAGCGGCCGGTGCTCTTGCGAGGCACGCTGTTCTTCTCTGCGCCCCAGGCATCGACCTACAACTTCGCCAACCGAGATGCGACACACTCGATCCACGTCTGCGTGAAGATGCTGAGCGGGCTCCAGGTCTATGGCCGGGACGCGCGGATCCGGGTCAAGCCGCCGACGACCTGGACCCAAGGCCCAAACCAACGCGCGGTGCTGTTCGGGACCGACCGTAACATGACGCCGGGCACCATCAGCGACGTGCTCTTTGACGACATCACCTTTGATTTCAACCATGAGTTTGGGGCGGTTCACTCGTACACCTACGCTTTCAACGCTATCGGCGTGGACAAGCTTCAGCGCCGCAACCTCAAGATTTTGTCGAGCGGAAACCGTGTCGGGCGCGGTCTGTGGACGGAGAATTGCCGCTATCGCAAAGACATCAACATCCACCATCAGAACATCACTCAGGGCGGCTATCTGCGCTATGACGATGATCAAACCTGGCACAACCTGTCTTTCGATACGTTTACCGAAGCCATCGACATTGACAGCATGTGCAACCGTGTCTCGGGGAGCGGCCTGAGATTTCGGAACGGGCAGTCGGAGGCGCAATGCCTCGATCTCTCGGGTGTCAGGGACATCACTCTGTCCGATATCCAGGCACAAGCCTGCGGCGCGATCATGTTTCTCTACGACAAGCCGGACAACTGGCCGACCTACGCGGAGTGGCTGGCCAATGAGGGGGTGGTCACATCGACAGCCGTCACGAGTCGAGATGTCAGTCTGAGTGGTGTGAAAGCCACCGCGATGCTGAATGTCGCCGACAGCACTCTGATGATCGGGAATTACCGAGACAGCACGTCTCATCCCGGCTGGGAAGGCTACGATCCTCCGGCGTATGTCACTTTGCGGGACATCGACATTGAAGGGGGCAACCGTGTTGCGGTCCACGAGTGCCTCGACCTGAAGATCGACGGTCTCCGCTTACGGAACATGAGCCCGGGCGTCAGCAACCGGGAAGGCGCTGCCCTCGTTCTCCAACAGTCCACGCACGACACGGCTGCTACCGCCGGCGCCAGGCTGGTCGGTTCGGTCAGAGATGTTCTGGTGGAGAACTCTCAGGGTATGGGCGTGATCGTCAATGCCCCGGAAAACCTCGACCTCGATGGGATCACTGTCCGCGGCTATAACCTTCAGGGCAATGCCGCGACCAACCTGGGCGTTTCCATCGAGCGGTCTGGCATCAAAGGTGGAATGCGCCGGATCGGACGGGTGTCGGTCGAAGGCGGCCCGGCCAACGCGACCGACCTGCGTATTCTGGAGACCACCGGCAGTGAGGCCCTCTATCGATATTCGCTGGAAGGACCGTTTGCCCTCAAGAGTACGGCTGTGGGCACTGTCAACTGTGATGTTCGGGTCGGGCCGAGCCTGATGCGACGGACAGTGATTCCGCTGGATCGGGCTGACTTGACAACAGCGACGGGACTTGCATCCAAGATTTACCCGTTGGTTCACGATACCTTGAACTATCATCGTCTCATCTACGCGGCGATTATCAATGCCTCGGCCATCACAGGTAATTTGAACAACTACATCTTAGCCCGCCTGAGATTATCTGTGGCTGGAACGGCAACATCGGTGTCCGGAGCGGCCATCAATCTCGATAACGTATCGCGCGTCGCGGACCAGGAGACTCCATTCCCGTTTACGGTCAACGCCCCTCAGACCCTGATTGATCCGGGGAGCACGCTGCATCTTGACCTGAGTCGGACCGGAACTGGATCGGTCCAAGCTGGCCTGGCCGTCGTGGTTGTGACAGTTCCTTATACAAAAGTTTGATAAGGCGGCGCTCTGATGGCTTACGATTTTCCAACCAGTCCGACGAACGGTCAGACGGCGAACGGCTACATTTGGAACGGCTATGCCTGGCTGGGTGGGGCGCCTGCAGGCGGTAGCGGTGGAGTAGCGATTTCCATCGGAGATGATCCGCCTGACACACCGACGGACGGTCAGCTCTGGTTTGAGAGCGATACCGGGGCCTTTTTCATATACTACGATGACGGCACGTCGCAGGCGTGGGTGCAGGTCAATAA